GTGCGTTTGAATTTGTATGGTGTTGAAGGTTTCTCAACGTGGAATTTGCCACGCGTTGAATATACCGTCAAACCCTCTTGCGTGTAGGTTTCAATAATTGTGTAATACGATTGATAGCGGTTGTTTTGATAACTCGTTTCGTAATTCGTCGGAATATCCCAAAACCTAATAAGCGATATCAAGTCGCCTGTCATCTCATCAAAATACGGTATGCAATTCTCGCTTTGAAATACCGTTAAATTACCCAAATAATCTTGATAAATATAACTAACGCCCTGACCTGCCGCTCTCTGCCCGCCTGTCTTCATTGCGTACCCGAACTCCTTAATAAACTTCTTGTCAAGTTCAATTCCGCTTACCGTCGGCGCTTCGTCAAGTAACGAATTAGTTTTCTGCGAAACAATGTCTTTATAAACGCCGTACCCGATACGGTTGTTTGCAACATATTTATTTTCAACAAACCCGCCGCCAAACTTTTTTGGGCAACCGTTGCTATCCAAAGTAGGCTGTCCGTTGCAGTCCAATATAACTTTCGTGTCGCTCCAATAATACCGCTTCAATTCGGATATGGTTACATTATCGCCGTTAAAATAACGCCAATCGTCACGCTGACTTATGTGCGTGTTAGATAACTTCCAGTTTTCGCAAACACTGGGTAATAATTCAGGATTATTCGGATATTCAAAATTATATGGCATTATTATACCTCGCTTATAATATTAGCATATAGCTTAAATTTTGTCAAGAGCTTAAAATCCCGTATAACCTTGCGGTTTTCTTAGTCGCTCGATTCCGTAACGCAACGCCGCCATGTGGTCGTCGAAGAAATCAACGGGTTCGTCAAGATATACGTTCTCTTTTGCATCGTGCTTCCAGCGGTATTGCTGGATTTCTTTTATCGTATTAACGCATGACGGGTGTATGTATATGCGGCGGTTTACTACGGTGTTCTTTGACACGATACCTTTCAGCCATTCGATTTGACCTTTTATGCTGTTCTTTTCTTTTGATACAGGCTTAGCATTGTACCCTGCCGTCCGCCACATTTTTATGCGGTCAGGCTCGGCACTATCGCACCACATTTCAATGTTTTTCTTCCAACCGTCCATGTTAGCGTCGCGGATTATCTCGTTCGTGTCAACTCCGGTCCGGGTCATTTCTCGGCAAACATACACATCTCCGTCTTTGAAACCCAAATCCAGTATAACATTCGCGTGGTTAAATCCAAAATCCTGTCCGTATGTCCGCGTGTTAAACAAATTCGTGTCAAACTCCCGAACTTCCCAATTATTAAATATAATGCCGCCCAACTCCCCCCACTGTCCAGCTCCGTAAATTCGGAATCCCTCGGGGTCACGAATTCGGCGTTCTTCCATTCTGTCCGAATATGCCGTGTCAATAAATCGGTTGTCTTTGTATGTCGATTCGCATATAAACGCGTTTTTGTCGGGCATATCAAAAAACCGCTTCTTAATCCACGATGGTACGGGGTTGAACGACAAGTCCATTTGATAGAACATTCCGTCACGCAACTGCCCGCGCAAACGGTCGTCCAGTATCTCGAAATCGTTTTCGGTTATTTCGGTCGCCTCTTCAATCCATATATCCGTTAGGTTGCCTTTCTCGAATGTTACCGATTTAATTTTTTCGATGTCGTCTTGATTATAGCAACCGCGGAATAATACCTCCGCGCCAGTCACAAGGCACTTCGCATACAATGAAGCATTCCGCCCATCCGGGAATTGCCAAACGCGGTCAACAATATCGCCGAAGATTCTCCGCGCCGCTTTCTTCAATTCTACAAAAGTGCTATCGCGATTTGTCGCGTTAACCTTTCGCACGCATAATAAATTACAGCCTTTGAAACGCGGGTCGGATAACTTCTTGATTTTGTCAATAGCAATATCGGTTGACTTGCCCGAACCCGCTCCGCCTTTCCAAATCCGATAACGCGCCGTCGAACGCGAAATATCACGGAATACTTTATTACGCGGTATTACCACATTCTCAATTCGATAATTAGTTATCATCGTCACCATAATCATCTTGAACAACAATTTGAACAGGCTGAATCAAATCGAGTTTGTCAGCTTCTTTTTGTCCGAGTGTGTCGCGAATAAACGTTGCTGCATACGGATCGCCATTTTGAGCACGTTTCATAACGCCTAAAACCATTAACGACTGTTGCGTCATATCTTCAGTTGTCAAACCAATGCGTTTCAATCCCTCCCTAACGCGTTTGTCCTTAACTGGCAATTCTAAAATTGTCGCAATAGTTTCTTTTATTAGTTTCTTTTTGCGTTTTGCAACCCCAGACGCAATACCACCCATTGATTGGATTTTGCGTGCTTCCTCAACCGGTCTTGAGTTGATTGGAATCCCAACGTGTTTTTTTCCTTTGTTATTATCTCCGCTCGGCATTATAAATTACCTCCTATTAAAATAAACCCCATTCCGCGAACTTTTCAAATCCGCCTAACTTGCTTATATATTCTCTTGCAATTTCTACTATTTCGGAATATTCCTTTCCGTCAATACTGTCATCGCCTATTGCGCAACATAACTCAACAGGTTTGCCTATTTTTTGAGCTTTCAAAAACGCGTAAATATTTACGCTCACATCTGCCTTTGACAAGTCCTTCCCGTGCAACCCGCCGCCGGTTACACTATCAGCCATATCACTGCCGAGCTTCCTATTCGTTGCGCCTGTATCAACATCTGTGCCACCCGTCCAATCACCCAGCGGGTTGATTGTTGCGTTCGGATATTCTTTTTTTAGCTCTTCGGTCGGGGCGTTGCTCTGGCAGATAATAAGCTTTTCTCCATTCAAAATATACTTTCCGTCGCTGGCGTATTTTTCGTATATTTTGCGCGCTATTTCAGACAGTGTTTTCTGCTCGGCAGTAAGCGGTACGCCCTTAAATATACCATTATCGCCGCATCGGATTTTTTTGCTTTGATTTCTTGCTAAATGCGCGTCCTGAGCAACTTGCACACAATCGACATTAACATTACCCGCAATACGCAATACGGCAGACTTTATTTTTTCTATCGGCAATAATATTGACGTTTCTATAATTATATGGCAAACGCCATGCCCAATCAATACCTCAACGGCTATTCGCGGGTTCATGCTGCGCCTGTATGCTTCGTCAACTATCGCGCCAGCAATTCTGTCTGCCACCTTATCAGGATGCTTCATATTTACTTTTTCTATCATATTTTTACCGCCTTTTCTCCTGTTAGCGCTTCCCAACGTTTAATTATCACGTCGCACCATTTCGGTTCTAACTCCATAAGGTACGCCACCCTGTTTAACTGTTCGCAAGCAATAAGCGTCGAACCGCTACCGCCGAAAAGGTCTATTACAATATGTTCATCTTTGCTATATTTTTTCAAAAACCACTCTGCAAGTTTTATTGGCTTTTGTGTTGGATGAAATCTTTTTTTATCAAACTCCTTTTCTGTGCCGAACACACCACACCAACGAACTCTTGCAATTTCTTTTCTGTGTTTATTTTTACTCCAACATGCTTCAAAAGAACTACCATACATTTTATCGAATTGCTCGTTATCATCTCTTTTATCCCATATTATGAAATTGCCATCTTTATACCCTTTTAACAATTCGGGATAATAGTCTGCACCCCATACAAAAATTTCTTTACAATAATCAAAATTATCAAATATGGTTGTTACTAATTCGGGTTTGAAATCCTCGTTATCTCCGATTACTTCGTTATACTTCTTGCCACCAACTTTATTTTTGCGCTGTTTAAATTCAACATTACTATTTCCTTTCATTTTTCTATAATCAGTATCAAGGTTCATTCCATACGGCGGGTCTGTAAACACCATATCAGCCTTTGCACCATCCATCAGTTTTTTTACTGTTTCTGCATTCGTGCTATCCCCACACATAAGCCGGTGGCGACCAAGCTGCCATATATCTCCTAGCTTCGTTATTATGTTCTTTTCATCAACCTCCGGAACGTCATCCTCGATTATTTCCGGAGCGAATATTCTTTCTATATCTTTTATCTCTTTTTCTAATCCGAAAAGAGACATATCAAAATCTAAGTCCATCAGCTCGTCTTTCAATAACG